GCTAATACTATAATATACTACTATATTAAACCTACCTATGGCTAAAATAAAACGCTTGACAGCTTAAATCAGCCAAACTAGCATACCCCAACCCACATCGGGAAGGAGTCCCCAACTTATGAAATCACTACTAATACAATACGCAGTCCTATTCAGCAAGTCCAATCAGCCAGTAGCCGCTATGTTAGCCAGTAAGGCAGCCCAGAGCGCAGGCAACTGGATTGCTTGCAGGGACTTGATAGTGGAAACCCTTGATGAGCTGGAAGCTCATGCCCCTAAGTGGCTGCAATATAATTTCCGCTATCACCTAGCACAGCTAGAAGAAAACAAACAAAAAGCTTGCAGACTGTAAGTAAGTAGTATATAATCACAGCCGAGCGAGGCCGGACGCGCCCGCTACTTAAAATCAAAACGGAGTAATATCATGACAGATTCAAATATTATGGTTCACGAAACCAAGACAACTATCAAAGGGCAGGCCGACAAGCTTATTCGTCAGTGTAACGTAGTAGTACCAACCGCCGAGAATATCAATGACGCATTAAATGCTGGTGGCGCACTGACTGACCTCATCGTTAAGGCAACAACGCAAGGCTTGAAACAGGTTATTTCTAACCATCTGAACGCTGGCCGTGTAACTGCTGACCCTGTAACATATTCGGATATTATCGAATACAATGCACTTGCAGAAGCTAGTCGGGCTAATCAGGGTGCAGGACTTGCAGCATTCCGTGAAGCCGTATCACTGGTTTGCGCTACCGCCACCGCTGCTGGCCTATCTGCTAAGGGTGTCGAGTTGGTTAAGAAGCTCATTTCTAACACGACCGCCCTTAGTATGGCATCCGCCGCCCGTAAACAGAAGGTGCTCCAGCTAGTAGAAGCCACGGCAGGCGCGCTGGATGATGATGCACTTGCAACTTATACTAACGCCTTCACTAATATGATTGATGCCTGTAATCAGGAAGAATCAGAAGAAGACGATTTCTAATCAGGCCTAACGCCTGTTTAGTTTAACCCGTACTACTTACCCTCCCTTGCCTTATAGCTTGGGAGGGTATTTTACGCCTGCTGGGTGATAACGATTATCACTATCAAAAATTTGCCCTACGCTACGCTTCGGGAATAGATAACGCTACGCGTAGTTTAAAAGCATTAGATAAGAGCACAGTCAAAACCCATAGTCAAAGGCATAGAACCTAACAGATAGACGGTTATCTAACAGTCACTATCGTTCCTTAGAGTCAAAACAAGACCCCCCAAGGCCTTTTTTAGATCTAGTATCTCGCGGCTATTAAAGTAGCCTATAAAATTTTTGCGAAATAATTTCAATTAGGTACTATTAACTTAAAGCTAGGTAAGTCTAAGGTAAGACCAAAGGCAAGAATGATTGTAAGATATTGTCTTGACAGGGAAAGGAAGAACCAGGAGGTTATACCCATGCAAGCCCTTAATAGAATAGATAAGGCTCTTAGCCCACAGCAGCTTAGGGTAGCAGAATTAATAGCTGCTGGCTGCTCAGTGAAGCAGGTTATATCTGCCACTGGCTATAGTGCGAGTTATATTAGCGAGTTAGGTAAGTTGGATGAGTTTAAGGTGCTGGTAGCGGAGAAGGCAGGGGCAAGAGTAGAGAGGGATATTAAGGTACAGGATAGGTATGATAGCTTAGAAAGTGGGTTATTGAAAGGGATAAGGGAAAGGGCTGCTACTGCGGATATGAGTGAATTGACAAGGGCATTAGATGTGGTTAGTAAGAACAACCCTAAGAGGAAAGGTGGGGCTGGAGGGACAGGAGAAAGGCAAGGAGATGGTGGCAGTGTCACTGTTACGGTAAATCTGCCAGAACATGTACTTGGGGGGTTGGATATTCAAACTAATGCGAGAAATGAAGTGATAGAAGTAGGCGGAATAGCAATGGAACCCTTGACAGCAAAGGCTATTAGTGATAGACTCTCTGGGCAGGATTGATAAGAATGGATAAAGGCGAAGGAGGAACAGAAAATGCCAGCAAAGAATCAGAAAAGAGTATTGGTACTGGGACTAGCCCTAGCCCGAATGACAGCCAAAAGCAAAAAGGGCTAACTAACGTAACCCTTAGCGCAGCGGATATAAAACACCGTTGTGCTACCGATCTGGATATGTTTAGTGCTTTAATGCTGGAGGGTATCCCCTTGGTGCCTTATCCAGCTTACTACCATAACCTATGGCAGCTATTCACTACCTTAAAGATGGATAGTAGTAAGGTGTTTAGGTTCGCATTGGGGTTGCCCCGTGGTCATGCTAAGACTACGTTTATCAAATTGTTAATCTGTTGGTTGGTATTATACCACCGTGCTAGTTTCGTATTAATGGTATGCAGCACAGAGCCACATTCCTATAATATGATGGATGATGTGGACTATATGCTGGCGGGGCGGAATGTTAGACAGGTCTGGGGTAATTGGAAGAGTGGCCTAGTAAGGGATACGAAAGGATTAAAGAGGGGTAAGTTTAACGGGGCAGAAGTAGTACTAGCTGCATTGGGTGCAGGGACATCTGTTCGTGGGTTGAACATATTAAACAACCGCCCTGATGTTATCATTATGGATGATATTCAGACTAAGGAGTGCGCTAAGAGCGAGACTGAGAATCAATCCTTAATGGAATGGCTAACAGGCACCTTGATTAAATGTAGGGATATGGATAAGTCCTTATTGATCTATATAGGGAACATGTATAATGAGGACTGCATATTAAATCAGTTAAAGCTGCATAAGCAGTGGCAATCATTTGTTATCGGGGCTATTCTAGCAGACTGGACTACACTCTGGCCTGATAAGTTTACTTTAACCCAGTTACTGGAAGAATATAAGCATGATAACGCATTAGGACTAGGGGACATCTGGTACAGTGAGGTAATGAACATACCGGTCGGTGGTAAGTTAAGCTTGCTCCCAGATGGTAAAGTGCCTTTTAGTAATATAATAGACGGGGAAGAACCTATAGGGTGCTTTCTTACTATTGACCCTAGTGGCTATAGGAAGGATAGTGACGATACAGTTATAGTAGGGCATAAGATTTATGCGCCTATGGTTTATCAGGTTGAGGAAATCCAGGCCGGTGTTATGAACCCAGGGGAGTGCATTAGTAATGCATTAGAGATGGCTAGTAGGCTTGGGGCTACCCATATATTTGTGGAGACAGTCGCCTACCAGCAGACTCTAAAGTGGCATTTGGAAGAGGCAGTTAAGGATATGGTAGGAGATGGCCTTGCTGGGATAGAGATCTGTGAAGTTAAGCCTGCTAGGCGGAATAAGACCTCTAGGATAAGGACATGGATTAAGGCTCTCTTAGAGGGGACATATAGTCTTAAGAAGGATTGTAGGAATGCTGTAATGTTTCAGGCATTGGCCTTTAAGATAGAGCGACAAGATAACACCGATGACATATTAGATGCCTGTAGCTATGGTATTGATGTTAGGAACGACTGGCAGGATGCTGTAATAGATGCTATGGCATTAGTTGGGGAAGGCTCAAGGGCAGGTGGGATTAGAATAAATGCCCACGTTATAGATAATAATAGTTTCTTAGATTAGGGGAAAAGGAAGGTAATAATGGCAAACGCACTGGTATTAAGTCAAAAATCACAGGACAGCTTGGTTAAATACGCAAGCTCTATCCTAGAGGCTAAGCGCAGATTTACACAATTCACAGCTAAGCTAACGGCCATTGATGTGGCCTATGCTTGTTATAAGGCTAAGTTAAGTCAGGATGCACAGCCCTTTGATGGGGTGGATTTACAGAAGTTACTCCCTAGTGATGATACCAGTATCCCTATTATAGCTAGTCAGGTAGATAGTGTAGTGGCCTATCTAGTGGATGTATTCCTCTCAGGCTATCCTATGTTCCCTGTAGTATCTCCTAGTAAGGACAAGCAGATAGCGGAGAAGTTTGAAGCCATTGTGGATAACCATGCAACTAAGGGTCGCTATGCTAGACAGTTCCAGATGGCCTTTAAGGATGCTGCAAAGTACAACTTTACTGCAATAGAGGGGCGTTGGGATAGTGTAGCAGAGTTCAGTAAGTCCTTGGGTTTATTGCTTGACCCTACTAAGAAGGACTCTAAGTTAGATACTGACCAGTACCTGACTAAGATTAGGCGGCTTGACCCTTATAATACCATTTGGGACTATAGAGTAGCCCCTGCTGACGTATCAGAGACCGGTGAATATGCTGGATATGTTGAATTAATGGGGCGTGTAGCGTTAAAACGGCTTATGAATAAGTACTCTAAGCAGAAAATCCACATGAATGTGAAGCTGGCTATTAGCAATAAGAACGGTGTCAGTGCCAGTGGTAGACAGATAGGCGGAGATAACATTGCGGCTGCCGGTAAGCCTATCACCTATATAGATAAGCCTCAAGTTAGCCAATACATTGATAGTACAGCCTATGCGCAGGGTGGAACTTGGCTAGAATGGCTAGAAGGCCAGCAGGCTGCACAGGGTATCTACCCAGGTTACTCTAACATGTACGAAGTTGCCACCCTATATGCTAGGATTATCCCCTCAGAGCATGGAATCATTACCCCTGAGGCTAATACCCCTCAAATCTGGAAGCTCCAAGTGGTAAATGAGCAGGTGCTAGTCTATGCTGCCCCTGAAGATACCCCTCATGATAGACTACCTATCCAGATTGGCCAAGCAATAGAGGATGGCTTTGATTACCAGACTAGGAGCATAGGTGAAGC